GGCATTTCGAGCCGCAAATTTGAGAAGAGCTTCCGACTCTCAGAATTTGTAGTTATAGACGGTGCTGATTTGAAGGATGGGATACTAGTGGTTTACGCCAGAGTAGAACTTCCAGAAGAGAAGCGTCCTAGGAAGATTCAATTAGGGTCTGCTGGGGCATCAAAGAAGAAAGAATACCTGAAAGGGTAAACTGGCGAGCAGCGACACTCAGTAGATAAGTATAACACTATTTACTGGAGAACAACATGAAACATTTAATCCATTTATTGGACAAAAATGATGACGTTGCCGAGGCCTTAAAAACTGCTACATTTAGCATCATTGTTACAATGTTAATCTTAGGATTAGCACCAGCAATAATGATAGCTCAAGCATCCAGTTTTTAAGTCTCATTGACAATCATGCGGGGGTAAGAAATTACCCCCAACCTATTTACATTATACTGAAAATGTGATATAATATACATTATGAAATTTTATACAAACATATCTCGTTATGGCAATTCCCTCCTCTATCGAGGCTACGAAAATGGGAAAAAAATATCCAAGAGAATTAAATACCAACCAACACTTTTTGTATCAACTCCAAAAGGCGACTGGAAATCTATTGATGGTGTGCAATGTGCTCCACTTAAACTTGATTCCATGCGTGATGCCAAAAATTGGGTTGACGAAAACAAACATACAGCAGGTCGCCAAATCTTTGGCAACGACCGTTATATACCTGCATTTATCAACGAAGAATTTCCTGGCGAAATTAAATACAATCGTAACCAAATCAATGTAACTACAATTGACATTGAGGTCCAATCGGACGAAGGATTCCCCCACCCAGACACTGCAAGTTATCCAGTAACTGCCATCTGTTTGAAAAACAATATCGACAATACATATTATGTTTGGGGTTGTGGCGACTATAATGTCTCTGAATCTGTAATGAAAACAAATAGAGTGATATACCGAAAGTGCGAATCCGAATTGGAACTATTTCAATTGTTTCTAACACATTGGTCCACCCCAAGTCATTGCCCAGATGTAATCACTGGTTGGAATGTTCGCTTCTTTGATATACCATACATAATCAATAGGTCAATTAAAATACTAGGTGAGGACCTAACTAAAAAATTCAGTCCCTGGAATATGATTGAACCAGGCACAGTCCGTAGAATCAACAGAACAGAAGCCGTATATGATTTAAAAGGCATTAACACTGCTGATTACCTAGAGCTCTTCCAAAAATATACTTACACTGCTCAGGAATCATATCGACTTGACCATATTGCAAATGTAATACTTGGCGATAAAAAACTCTCATACGAGGAACATGGTTCTTTGTTTGATTTATATAAAAATGATTATCAAAAGTTTATTGATTATAATATCAAGGACGTGGAATTGGTTGACCGATTGGAAGAAAAAATGGGTCTTATCACACTGATGATGACCATGGCATATAAAGGTGGTGTAAACTATTCAGACACATTTGGAGTCACAGCGATATGGGAAACAATTATATATCGTCATTTATATCAACAAAAAATCACAATACCTTTTTACGAGGAGAAAATCAAATCATCTTATCCTGGTGGATATGTTAAAGACCCAATGGTTGGAATGCATGACAATGTTGTATCATTCGATTTAAACTCTCTGTATCCATCTTTGATTATGCAATATAATATGTCGACCGAAACAATCGCTGAGGGTCTGATTGCAAATATTGATATCGAAAGAATACTAGAAGGCCAACAAATTGATAACAAAGGTTATTCGGTTGGTGGTAATGGTCAATGCTTCCATACAAAAACAAAAGGTGTAATGCCTAAACTTGTGGATACCATGTACAGTGACCGTGTAACCATAAAACAGGATATGATTTCTGCACAAAAAGAACTACAAACAATTGATAAAACAGATAAACAAAAGCTATGGGATATCGAACGAAGGATATCAGTTGCCGAAAATGAACAGATGGCAATTAAAATTCTCTTAAACAGTTTATATGGTGCTTTAGGTAACAGGTATTTCCGTTTCTTCGACCAAAGAATTGCAGAGGCAATTACACTATCAGGTCAGCTAACAATTCGATGGGCAGAGGTTGCAATTAACAAATATCTAAATACTATATTACAAACAAATAAAAAGGATTATGTTATTGCAATCGATACAGATTCTCTATATGTTTCACTTAATGATTTGGTTAAGGCTGTCAATCCAGATGACCCAATTAATTTTATGGACAAAGTCTGTAGCGATAAATTGGAACCTGTATTACAAAAATCATATGAAGAGCTCTTTGGTCTAATGGGTGGCATTGAAAATCGAATGGTTATGAAACGAGAGGCTATTGGTGACCGTGCAATCTGGACAGCCAAGAAAAGATATATCCTAAATGTCCATGATAACGAGGGTGTGAGATATGCAGAACCTAAATTAAAAATTATGGGCATCGAGGCAATCAAATCTAGTACACCAGCATCATGCCGTGACGCACTTAAGGAATTATTTAAGGTCATAATGCAAGGTAGTGAACGACAAACACAAATTGCAATTGAACATTTTAAAACATATTATTTTACTTTACCTGCACATGATATTGCATTTCCTAGGGGTGTATCAAAGGTATCTGATTACAGTGCCAAGGATACAATATATCGTAAAGGAACACCAATACATGTCAGAGCAGCCTTATTGCATAATCAACAACTCAAGGCTCACGGACTGACTAGAAAATATGAACCAATTAAGAATGGAGATAAGACTAAATTTATCTATCTTAAAAAACCAAATCCTATACATGAAAATGTAATTGGCTTTACACAATATCTGCCTAAGGAATTTGGACTAAATAACTATATAGACTATGAAACACAATTTCAAAAAACTTTCCTAGACCCTATTGAACATATTCTGAAAGCCGTAGGATGGTCCTCAGAAGAAGTTCAATCTTTGGAAGATTTTTTTGGATAAGGGGTTTACAAATGTGTCTAAATATAGTATAATATACCAATATGGAGAAAAATATGGAATTAATTAGATTATCCTCTGGCGAGGAAGTGATAGGAAAGGTTACCGATAACGGTGATTCAATTACTATTAAAGATGGTTATTCTCTGCTACCTGCAGGGGAAGGTCGAATTGGATTTATGCCTTTTATGGCTTATACCAAAGCAAGTGAAGGCGTTACAATCGATAAAAGATTTATTATGTTTGTAGTAGAACCAGCCAATGAAATGGTTGACCAAGTCAGACAAATGGATTCAGGTATTGTAGCAAATACTGGGAGTAAAATCGTAACATAATGCAGTCAAAATACCCAATATACATTATCAGTAAAGGTAGAGCCGACTCTAGGCTAACCGTTAAATCAATGGAAGAGATTGGGGCAATGTATCGTATTGTTATTGAGGAATCAGAATATGACGATTATGCTGCAGTCATTCCAAAAGAGAATATATTAACACTACCTGAAGGATTTAGAGAAGACCCAAGATATGCTAGAAGATGTGAGGTCACAGGACTTTTAGGTGGTTCAATACCAGTTCGTAACTGGGTATGGGAACATTCGATTAATGAAGGTCATAAAAGACACTGGATACTAGATGATAATATGCAACACTTTTATCGTTTACATAAAAACAAAAAAGTGCAGATGACTACACCAACAGGGTTTAGAGCATGTGAGGATTTTGCAGACCGATATACAGATGTAAAAATGTTTGGTATGAACTATGCATTCTTTGCTCCTTCAACTACTAAACGACCACCTTATTATCACAATACTAGAGTTTACAGCTGTATATGTTTATCAAATGATATATACCCAGAACTATATTGGAGAGGTAGATACAACGAGGATACTGATTTATCATTAAGAGTAATGAAATCAGGTTATCATACATTGTTATTTAATGCCTTCTTATGTGGTAAGGTTGCAAGTATGGCCATGAAAGGTGGTAATACTGAAGAGATATACAACATCGATAAAGTGGGTGGTGTTGAAGCAAGAGCAGGTAAAGAAGGATTTGATAACAGAAAAACCTTTGCCGAATCACTTAGAGACCAACACCCAGATGTAGTTCATGTGACTCAAAAATGGGGTAGGTTCCACCATCATGTCGATTATAAAGAATTTCAAAAGGGTATCAAACCAACATTAAAAGATGGTCTAAATATACCTAAAGGTCCAAATAATTATGGACTCAAACTAGTAAGACTTAAGGAGAAGGAAAATGTCAAGAAATAATAAAACTTTAAATTATCAACCTGAAAATCTATTTGTTGTAACAGGTCAAGAAGAGGAACAAACACCTTATGATTGGGACGGAATGCCTGAATTTGACCAACCAGAAGCCGAGGCGTGGAAGGTATTAAAAGTTAGATTCCGTAACGAAGAAGATTTAAGAAACTTTGCAGAGGCAATTGACCAAACAAATATCACTTTAAAAACAAAGGGTATATGGTATCCACCAGCAGATAAAACAGCCAATAGTTTATTACGATATATGGACGAAG